GTTGTACTAATACTTGACATTTCTTTTTTTTTTGCTTTAAAACACTATTTCGATTTATGGTTTGATATCTATCATATATTAAAGAATTTACTTTTCAATTTTTTTAATAAATACACTCTTATGTCCTCGGGGGAAAATTTCCCCCGTACCCCCTTTTGCTAGAAATAGTATGTTTTAGGAAGCATACTTTTAAAATATGCATTATATATATATATATAATGGCAACAACTTTCAGCGGAATCAACTATACTGGTAATATTAATACTCCCACTCCAGGCATTCAAGGTAACCAAGACCCATTTGCAGCCAATCCGCCTACAGGGAATTTTCTAAATAGATTTTTACAATTAAGTCGATGTGATGGCGTACACGATCAATTTAAGAATTTTGAGTTTTCGCATTATTTTCCAAACAACACGTGGTATGCGGCCGGAGATCCAGCAGCAAACGCGCAGGTTCCATCAATACCTCAAATGATGGAATCTTGTTTCGGACCGTACGTAGCTCCGAATCTTCAGCAACTAATGGCAGGCGCATTAGTTGATTTTGATGGCAACAACCCACTAATCCCTCCAAACCACGGATTAAATATTATTACCAATAGTATGGGATATAAATATGCTAGTATGCAAAGGACGTCGGCCTCGCCGGCAACACAACAAGACTACATTACGGATGGAAACCATTTGGAACAAAAATTACAAGCTCTCGGCATCCCGGTTGGTGAAACAATTTATTTATTTGTAGATGTTGTGGGTGGTCTTTATAGTATATTAAATAGAAAAGCAACAAATAATTATACATTTAAAGTTGTTTTTAACAGAGCTACAATAACAGATCCTGCCCCAAATACTATACCACAAATAAGGAATACTGCTAGCAAGCCAAATCAATTTAAATATGTAAACAGGAGTAGTGCGCCGAACGGAAACAAACAAGTTGAATTCGCTATTGAGGATTTAGAAAGTCCAGATATTGTTATTAATGGATATACGGATTATCATGGACTTAGTGCTGCAATGGATTTTAGTGATAAAGAAAATACTCTTAGTAGAACATTCGTTTCTAAATATAAAGTATGCCTATCTTATTGCAAACCCGGTGTCATTAAACAGAATGGGAGAGGACCAAATCCAAAAAAAATGAAAGCAGCACTACTTGTTTATGATATTGCAAATAATCGAGTTAGAACAATGGATAGTAAGGCATGTGAAAAAAAAAGCAGCGCTGTCGCAGTAGCTGCAAATCAACGTACCTGGTTTACAAGAATGAAAAATAGAATAAAAAGGAGATTCAATATGTGGTTGGGTGACTCCAATGGAGCAACTCATTCTTTGGGAAAAAAATCGGGCGATTGGTTGCAAGTTGTACAATCTATGAATTCACAATTAAAAATACATACTTTAACAGGAATGAGTAATCCTGTGCTTGGTGGTAAGCAGTGCTATTATGGACCAAAAGAAACTGTAGCCGCTAGAGCAGTAAGGGCAGTTGTTACACACGACAGAAATGAAAAAACATATGCTTTGCTTTGTGGAGCACCCATGGTTATTTTTAAAAATGCTGGAACGGCGGACCTCCCGCAATTTTATGAAATATATGTTAAAGATTATCTAACAACGATCACTCCACAAATATTTAACACAAGAATACAAGAATACATATCACAACGGGACGCATATAACAGGAAGATACAGCAATTTTTAAATCATCGAATCCCCTTCCTTACCGCGATAGACGACGTTGTACAGAGTTGTATCGTAGAACTAGCTAGAATTAATAGCAATCAACAAGGAGGAATTACTTTTCCTGATATTAATAATTTAGCACACCTTATACGACAAATAGTATATGTGGGGATTCTTCCAAACACCTCACATTCATTTGATCAACCTTATAAAAGCATAATTAGTTTACTAAATTATGTTAAAGTTATCTTAACGCTGAGTGAAGTAAAAGATATTGAGATGATGGTTCCGGTGCAGAATCGGCGTTTAGAAAATTCGGCAATACCACAACAACAACAACAACAAGGTATGCGAGTCGCGGTTGACGCAATGCTGATAGATATTGCTAAATATAAAACAGAACTTGGTAAGCTAAATAGAAATTTGCGTATTGCTCAAGAAAACCAGCAAATGATAACAAGTATTAATGATAGCATTGCTGCTGGTTCTAGCATTTTAACTACTGCGGACATAGAAAACAATTGTGCCATTTTTAGATACAAAATAGCACAAAGCGGAACAGTGGTTCAAAAACAATTGTTTATACATGAAAATATATGTTATTCTTTCTTGGAAAGCATTATGAAAACAGAAAAAGAGTTGCGAGATGGTATTGTTTGGGCCACCCAACTTGACCAGGTGGATTGGGTGCAGGGTTGGGCAACTCCTCAAAATCCTCCCCCATCGATTGGGGATTCCTACACAACCCTGTTCCAGAATTTTCAACAAGGTAGACAATATTTACGAAATCACATAACTAATTGTATACGCTACTTGAATTCAACGGATATAGATACATATAGGGCGTTGGTAGCTTCTTTAGATGTAGGAGGCGCAAATTCCCAAGTTTTTATGCAGATGAGCGTCGCCAGAGGAAATCGAAGACTTTCACCAAGAGACTATATTGCTTATGTTGTATTCAATCTTAAAGCGGTGAAAAAAATGATAGATGTAGAAGCCCATAATGTGATGCATGGAGGGGTGAAAACAAAAACGCAAGTTGTGACAAGAGCACAAATGAAAAATAGAATGATTGGGAAAGTAGTAGGAGATGTGATGAAGAAGATACCAGGTACGAAGGCATATCGCGTAATCAAGCAAAAGAGAGAGAAAAGAGAGGCAGAGATGTCAAAAATGAGATCCGAAACGAAGATGAAACAGGTTTTATATAATTATAGTACCGTTTTTGAAAATTATATCAGTTTTCTTTTGATTGAATTAAATAATGGTACGAGATTGCAAGATTTAGATTACAGATTTTCTGGGGGCAGTGGGACTACAGTTACTAATTTTCTACGATGGCTTAGTGATATTAATAATCCGTTGAACCAAGGTGGACTCCAGTCGCTGAGCACCGCACAATTAGCAATAGATGATGATGCCTCACCTTTGACACAAATCAATCAAAATCAGGCTACCCGCACACCGTTACCAGGGAATCGAGATGCATATTTACATCTTTTAAATGCAGATATTGACAATAATATTGACAATAATATTGAGTTGATGAAGATTGGTAATAAAATAAATATGATTGACACGCTATTCCCTCTCCCAACCTACACCGGTCCATACAATCCGCTTCCTAATAATGACTTATATAAAACAACTGTTAATAATATAGATTTATATATAGGAGAGTTAGCCTGGCAAACCGGCCAGTCGGTGGTTGTAGAACTTGAACAAATCAAACAAATTGAATTTCTCAGATATTTAGTTTATAACAGAATCGAAAATGGGAACGGTGATTACATATTAGACAACGCTGGAAATTTTACATATAATCCCCCCGATAATGGATTGGTTGATAACCCTCGCTGGACCAATTTTCTTGTTCAAGGCGGAGGATTAACTAAACAAAAACAAAAAGGAACAAAAAGACGTCGTAATAAAAAGAAGAAAACAAGAAGAAAGAAGAAAAGAAGAAGGAAGAAAACAATAAAAAAGAGAAGAAGAAGAGGTAGAAAAACCAGGCGCAAATAAGTTATTTAATTCAGCTTAAATAAATTATCAATTATATATATAATGTTGGAATATGCTAACATAATTCAAACTACAGTAACCATAATTTTTTTCTGTATAGAAGCCATATTGCATTATAATATTGGAAAAACTGGTAATATTACATCATTTCATTTTCCAACAATGAAAGACTCTTTAAAATTAATAAGCACAATTACTATATTTGCCATAGCTTCAACGCTGACCGCAAATTATATTGAAACATTATTTACTTAGGATAAAAATTGAATTAAATAGTATCTATTATATCTTTATATAAATACTATGTCAGACGAATCAGCGAAAGAATGGTTAAATACGAAATGGCCAAACATGCGCGCTTGTGATGTAAATTGGACCATGAAACAATATGATTACCCCGATTATGTTTGTGAACATATTAAAACTCATTGGGTAAAGATTAATGATGAAAATGGCGGTGTATATCATGAACCCGAATATTATAAACAACACTCAAAAGAAAAAGAGCCTATTTTAAAAGAGGGACAAACCTTTGCAAAAAATTATAAAAAAACGGAATTTGCTAAGATGATGGATGAACCTAATAAAAAAGCCCTAGAGGTTATGGCCAACGAAGGGATGGATGCTGCAGTTAAACATATGTTTACAGATCAAGAATCAGGAAGACAATTGAGTTATGCTGAAATGAGAAGTCGATATGGTTAATATAAAAATGAATTTAATATTTAATATATATAAGTATTAATGAGCCGGAGGGGATTTAATTGTAAAGTTGTGTTCTTGGGAGATACAGCAGTTGGAAAATCTTGTTTAACTGTACGTTTCGTAAGAGATGAATATTTTGAATTTCAAGAACCAACGATTGGGGCTGCATTTTTAGCAAAAAATATTGAGTATCAAGGAAAAAAATTAAAATTAGAAATATGGGATACTGCTGGGCAAGAAAGATATCGAAGTTTAGCCCCAATGTATTATCGTGGTGCTAAGGCTGCAGTTGTAGTCTATGATATTACAAAAAAAGATACTCTAACTGGGGCTAAAAGTTGGATTGCCGAATTACAAAGCAGACAACCTGGTTGTGTTATTATTCTAGTAGGAAATAAAGTTGATTTAAATAAATCTCGTACTATAGATGCAGATGAAGTAAAAGAATATGCGAGATCACACCATTTGATTCACACAGAAGCTTCTGCAAAAACTGGACATAATGTAGAAGAAATTTTTAATATAATATGTAAAGAAATACTCGCTCAACCGTTAGAAGATGAAGATACGGTGACATTGCATCCTGAAATAGGGACTATGTATTCAAAATCAAATAATTGTTGTTAAATTAAAATACAATTTAGTATTTAAAATAATAATTTGTATTTAAAGTAATGAACTTTGTAATCGCTGACCCACAAAGAGAAATATGTAGAGAATTAAAAAATTTAGTATCTAAAATAGAAGATAATATTAAAAGAGAAGAAAATCGTATTGAATTAATAATAGAAGCTTCTGAGAGACCCCCCGCAGGTATGAGACGACCTAGACCGAATAGTGCACATCATTACTGGGTTGGTGGTTTACGAACTAGTGGTTGGATCCGCAGCCACAACTACTAGTTGTGCAATGAGTTTCGTGTGAATGATTTGAAGAATTTCTCTCCAAATAATTCTGCCAAACCTCCGCAAAGGTAGGAATTTCCTCCATCCCCATCTGTTTCATGATATCTACCTTAGCTATATGTTCGCGAACAAGCGATCTTTTTGCAGCTAGCCAAATTGCATCATTGCCACTCGGGTCCTTAAACAAAGGATGATGATTGGCATGTGACCAGCCCTTTCTTGATGTTCGGGAGCTTCGAGTCGTTACTGGTTTTTGTTCGAATGTCCGTTGCTCTTGTAGCTTATTACGAAGCTTCAACTTAAGAGCAGCACGATGTTCCTGTTGGCTAATCTCTTGGGCGACTTCG